TGCAATGATGATGCTTCTTCTGATGTTAATAAATATACTTGCATCATACGGCTCTACCTAAAGTTGATTGAAAGTTATTCACTAAAGTAGTCAATGATATTGCATCTGCATTTGTAAATGATCCAAGGCCAGCCAAAAAAGCAAATGCTATCTGCTGCGTTGTATATGTACCAGCAGTTCCGTTTTGATTTCTTGCACCCAAATACATTTCAAATGCTGGTAATGCTGTTATAGTTGCAGTATTGGTTCCAACACTTGCACCATCTCGATATGCTTCAATAAACGAAGTTGATGTGCGCCTTGCCATATGGAATTTAGTACCAATAGTATTGGAATATACTATTTGAGATGCAAGACTGCCGACAATAAAATTTGATCCGTTAAAGCTATGAGATGTATATAATCCTAATGTAGAATTTAATGCTCCCCATGCCCTAGAGCCACTTATATCTTGCGTTCTCGAATAAACACCCATAGCAATCTGACTGGTTGATGCGTGAACTGTTGGCGTGAAATATGTTCTTGCATATGTATTTGCTCCATTCGGTGCTGCTCCATTACTAGAATGCACCCAACCACCAGAAAAGAACAACCTAAATGCAGGATCAGTATCAGCAGTATTTTTAAGGTTGAACTTATGTGATGTTGCTGTACCTCCAACCATTGGATATATGGCATTTATTTTAGTCCATAATGATGCAGATTTCAATCCGATGACTAAAGTATTAATGGCATTGATTGAAGTGAAATCAGTCAAGCCAGCAGCCGTTATGAATGCTTGCGCATCGGCATCATATACTGGCTTCAATATAAATGGATTAATTATCATACTCTTGTTCCGATTAAGGTGATTTTCAAACCAGCAGCACCAGATGCACCAATCTGGTCAATATCAATTGTGATCTCGGCATCATCAGTCAGCGCAGATGTTGATATGACTGGTTGAGTTGCTGCCGTTACCGTTGTTTTTTCCGTATTGTCAAAAGTTAATTTTGTCGAAAGAATCGAAGTTCCATTCTGGTTTACATCGACAGTTAATAAGCTGCTAGATGCTTGTGCCGTTGTCAATGATGCCCTTATTCCAGTCAAGGTCATTGCGTATGGCATTCTGAATGTAACCTTTCCAACTCCAGTTGTCAATGCGGTGGTTTCATCCGATGCAGCTGCTTGAACTACCGCAGGCAAGGAAGCAAGTGTGCCATCGCCTCGGATGTATTGCGATATTGTTCCAGTTGGATTGTCATACTTGTTATCGAATGTATCCCAATCTGCCCTTGTTAATAACCCTCTGGTAAGTGTTGATGCTGATGGAATATTGAATAAGTGAGTATCGCCAGTTGAATCAATATACCAATCGAAATCTATGGAATTATCGCCAATTGCAAAGTATTGGACTTGTTCCGTTAATCCATTGAGTGCATTTAATCCAGTTGAAAATGTAGTAATAACTTGACATAGGTGATTATCTTCTGTATGTAGTTTGATTGTCTTGCTGCTATGGTTTACAAAAACTCTTATAGCAAGTCTATCAGTTGTAAGAAGAACTGTACTTGGAACTGCAACCGCAGTTGTGTAAAGGTCGATAGCAGTTCCATTAGTAATGCCTTCTGGAGTTGTAGAATTGGAAGCAATCAATGTTAATGTACCTCCACTTAGTTTGTATAATTCAATATAAAATGATGGACTACCTCCACCGCTACTTGCGCTGAAATACATTTCGAAGTTCCAATTTCCAGCAGGAATAGCTATTTGATTTGGTACATTTACATCTGTTATGAATGATTGAATATAACCATTTGCATTAATTGTAAAGTCTGTTCCTGCTCCAATAAATGGGATGCTATTCATTTCTTTGAATGCCACACCGCCCAATGTACCTTGATCAACTGAACCATTCAGATAATAATTAAGACTTGAACCCCCACCACTTGATGTTGGAAAATTAGCCAAAACACCATCGCCCCGAATGTATTGCGATGCCGTTCCAATTGCCGTTACATCTAATGATCCGCTGGTAGTTACTGGACTGTTTGCAACACTAAATGCTGATGGCATAGTTAATGCAACAGAAGTTACTGTTCCACTTCCACCACTTGGAGTTTTATTTTCCCATAAAGAAGTAGAATCGTTATATGTTAATACTTGATTATTTGTAGGTGTTAAAATAGTTACACCAGATAAATCGTCAAGTGTAGCACTTGATCCACTTAACACTAATCCTTTTTCATCGTAGCTAATTTTCATTTTATTACTTCCTCCAGTAATAGCGGTATTAGCGTTTACTTTTTCGTCTAAAGCCTCTTGTAAGTCAGTCTGTGCTGATAGCGTTCCAGTAATTGAACCCCAAGTACCACTTCCGCCACCACCGCCAACCAACGCAGTACCATCTGCACGTTGATAAGCTACGCATCGCCAGTTGTCAGATCCTTCTGAAATCATAAATGCCGTATCGCCAACAGCAGTTGTTATGTTGGCAGCAGTCGGCAAAATCAAACTGGTTGCGTTGTAGGTCAACAACAATATGCCATCAAAAACGATGACAAACCTAGCACCGGCCTGAACTGATCCGAAGGATGTAATGGTACTTGTACCGGTTACATGAACAAGATTACCATTTGCACCGGATAAGTCAACAGTCGATCCAGAAGCAATACTGTTGGCTCGATTCTCTAGCATCACAGCTTGCAATTCGCTGGCATCCTTAACAGATAAGAATGAATCAATCGTATCAGTATTATAAGTGCGATGCAAGGATGGTGTGATCAATCCGGTTGAATTGTCCACGAATGTCGATGCACTTTCGGTTGCTAGTTGGGCTTTGGTTTTTATCGCCATAGTTTTACTTATTCAAATCCATCTGAATAACCATCGGAATATGGTCGGCCAGTTGGCAATGTTTTGTTTGACAAAATTAACGTAAATTTAGTTGTGCCACCGGAAGGATCTTCTGGTTTGTTCGCAGATTCTTGAATAAATGCAAGACCGCTTAAACTACCTGAAGAAAATTGAACAATTCCATTACCTGGATCGCCCATTCCAATAAAGTCGCACAATGTCTGCGGATATTCAAATTCTACTGCGATGGGTTTGAATATATATTCTTGAAATGCCGGTTGAATTATGTCAACGGAAATATCAATATTTTCTGCCAATACTTCGCCTTGTATTTCCTCCAAACAACTTGATGCAATTTCACTTGAATATGTTGTGTAATATTCACCGACCTGGAAGAACAGCTTGGCATCCACAGCGTCAAGACCAAAAGTGTGCATCCCGTTCATTTTCCACCATCGGATGGCATTGCGCATCGGAGTCAATGGTATATTGTAGATCCTTCCAATTGGTGCATTACTCACAGCGATAAAGTTGCTGCCATAACTAACTGTTGCCGGTGAAAATGTTACTGGGCCTGACTCACCTTCAAATCCATATCCAGATCCAGCAATTTCAGCAATTGAAACTGATCCAGAATTCAAGGCAATGATAAAGGTTTCATAGTCATTTGGTCGGTCAGAAGAACCTGAATCATCACGTAAAAACTGCAACCGCCTACTGAACTCAATAGCATAACCAGAGGCAATAATATCAGACTTCAAATCTAACTTGGCAGTTGACCCATTCGTTGTGGCTTTGTTTTTTATAAAGTAATTGCGTTCTGTATGGATTTCAAAGATTCCAGAAACAGCGATGTTTTTCCACTTGTCAGAATAGCCAACAGTAATGTTGTTCATCAACTTATCGGTCATTGCATACTGCCTGATATCACCAACATTTTCGAAGGAAGCCATCAGATTTGCCTGATAAAAGTAGTCTACTTGCTCAATGCGGATCTTCCATGATAAGTCAAGTTGCTGTTCATATTGCCAGCCAAGACAGAATATTTTGCTAAGATTTTCGAATGTCTTTTTAAAGCTGGTTTTTATAGAAGGATTTGCTTGATCAATCAATTGGCCATTTCGAATGTAAAGTCCGGTGGTAAGCATATTTGCCCATTCACAGCCAGCATCATCAATTGAAAAATAGTCTGAAACGATGCCATACTGCTGCCCAGTCAGGATCCACACCAATCGTTCTAAGTAGTCATATACTAGCAATCCTTTGGCACTCGATGCATATGCAGATGAATTCAATTCTGTCATTCTTAAAGTATTTTCTTTAAAGAATGTCATCGTATATCCGCTGATATTGGCTTCCATCGATACACCATATGATATTCGATATCCAACTGGTATTGTTATATCCTGCGACCAAGTGAAGTCATAATTTCTTGTTTGATTGTGCGGAATTAATGGAATTGTAAACAATGTATAACTAGTAGCCAATGTGCCACCAGCATCAAGAAGACTGATAAAAACAACTCCTCCATATGAATTTACATTGTGATTATTTGTCATTGAAAACTTTGATCTACCAGAAAAACTTATTGTCCTGGTGAATTCTGAATTATTTTGAAACAATACGTTTGTTCCTGAAAAATAGCTACCGGTCAAACTTAATGTATTCCCAAAAACACCTTTAAAATCAGATGTCCTAAAAAATACCGGAAACAATGGTTCAAATGGAATTCCAAAATTCAATGTCCGATCATCATTCTGGAATGCATCAGCTTGCAGATATAATTCTTGGCAATGAAGTCTGGTATCGTGAAACGTAAGTGCTGGAATTGCATCTTGATTCAAATCCTTCAAAGAAAGCAAATCAACTTCGACATCCATTCTTGCCTTGAACTGCTCACGAAAGTTATCTTCAAGGATACCGACTGTTATCTCCCAGCTGTCTGTGTCGCAGACATTCTTTTCAGAATATATTGACAAATCAACGAATCCTTCATATGACCATGCTGTGCCATTGACCTTGACATCTGAAGTGATTAGTAAAGTGATATTGGCATTGATGAAGTGTGCATCATACTGCGCCTTTATAAGTCTTGCACCAACACCATCAAATGTAAGTTCTGTGCTGAATGGCTGATCCATTCCATGCGAATCCATCCGTTTTGCCGTGAATTCAACAGCATCCCATCCAATCGGTTCTTCGACTTCGGTTCCATTTAGGAAAAAACTCCATCCTGCCATCAGTTACTTGGGAAACGATTGTTTAAAATCTTAGTTGTGCGTTTCGGTGTGCGAATATACTTTTCGAATCCACGTTCATCCATATTCAATTGTGTAATTGGCAATCCCATTAATGCATTTTCAATGCTTGCCAATCGTTCAACTACTCGATCACTTCCATTCGACTGCCTGCCTTGTCTGGACATCGCAGTTCCAAGAAACAATTCTTGCGACAACTGCTTTTGGTTGAATACTTGCGATCCTTTTGGCAGATCAACCAAAGTTGTAGTTGCAGGACTCCAGAATGACTTACCGCCTGGCGTTGTGATTAATTCTGATTCTCCACCATCACCGACAAACGCATAACCACCTTTGTGTCCTTTGCCTTTCGTACCATCCTTATATGCCGGAACTGGTTGCGCCAATATGAAAGCAATTTGTGCTGCTGCAATTCCTGCTGTTAATACTGCCAATGCTCCCGTTAATGGATTAGAAGATTGTGCAGCAAATAATGGTGCAGTTTTAAAGATTACTTCTGCCACAGCTGCTGCCTGCTGTGCACGAAACATTTCAGTTCTAATTTGTTTTTCTTTTGCTCTACGTTCTTCTTCTAGTTGTACTTTCTTTTGTTCATTATCACCAGCAAGTCGCATCTGTTCATCATAATATGCTGATGTTGCTGCAAGTTCATTTGATTTTCCAGCAAGATATAAATCGCTAAATCCTTGATATAATGTACTAGCCAATTCGAATGACTTTTCAACAATTGCATCACGTTCTTCAGCAGACATCTTGTCGGCATTTTTAAGATCAGCATTCAATTTATTGTTGATGGCTCTTAATTTATCAGCTTTTGCCTGCGCATTTTCAATGCCTTTCTTCGCAGCATCTTCTTGAACTTTGATTTCTTGTTCATTAAAATTGATATTGTTTTGGATAAGTCTTTTCTTTTCTTCCTTTTCAGCTAGTCCAAGTGCTTGAATATTTATTTCTTCAATCTCCCTGCGATTGTTAATCATTTCCACATCTGCTTTGTACCGGTCTTCTTCTGCACCTTGAATAAGTTGACCACGTTTCCTTGCTTTGTCAATTAATGATTGTGTCAATTCATCCCACTTCTTTTTGATTTCTTCATTGTGCTTTTTTTCGTTGGCAACAATGTCAGAATTATATTTCAAGTTTTCTGCGACTCGCAAATCACCATTTAATTTGGCATCTTCAACTCTTAATTTTTCATACTTGCGATCAACTACCAATCGTTTTTGATTGAATGCAATCTGGTTTTCAAGTAGTTTCTGACCACGTTTGAAATCATCCGGTGTTGTGGCTTCAATCTTCAATGCAGCAATCTTTTCTTGGGCATCAATGATGTCCAACATCGCTTTATATTCAGCCTTTAACCGCTTGATATCTTCAGCACTAAGTTCTTGCTTTTTCTTACTTAATACTTCAGTTCCATTAATCAACTTTTCAACTGCTTCCAATGCTATATCGGCATATTTCAGATTATTTTCAGCTGTCTTCAGTTCTAAGGTATTCATTGAACCGGCACTTTTGACCCGAAGAACTGCCAAATCATCAATCAATTTGGATCTGTATGCTTGGATTTCAGTCCATTTTTGCAAAGCAACCTGATCCATTGTTGCTTCCTTACTTGTAGTCTTCTGAATTTCCTTCAGTCTGGTATCAAGTTCCTTTTTGAGATTTTGCGTAATATTTGATGCAACCTTCGCAGCTTCTTCCTTTTTTAGCGTTTCATCATCGGTGAATAATTTTCGACTTTCATCAAAAATCATTGTCAATAAATTCAAGGTTTCAGCCATATATTTTCCAAGACCTGGCGAATTCAGCAATCGATCCCATGCAGTGCTAAATCGACCAAGTGATGCAGTCATGCTGTTCATCTTAGCTTCTGCACCAGCACCAAATGCTTTTTCTAATTCAACTGCAAACTTTGGAAGAAATTCTTTCGAAATTACTTCGCCTTTCTGAAGCATTTTTCCAAGTTGTTGCGTTGTAACTCCCATTGCTTTTGCAGCAAGGTTAAAAGCACCTGGTAATCGTTCACCAATCTGACCACGCAATTCTTCAGATGCGACAGTTCCTTTTGAAATAATTTGCGAAAACGCCAGCAAAATACCTTGCGTATCTTCATTTGACTTTCCAAGTGCTGTTGATGCCATCACAGCAGATTCAAAAATCTTATTAGATTGTTCAAGACTTATACCAGCAAAATTAGCTGCTGCTGTCATTGATGAATAAGAACCAGCAAGTGATTGCAAGTTCTTTCCATATGTATTGCTTAAAGTAATTAGATATTGAAAACTTTCAGCACCTTTTTCTTGGCTTCCAGTTGCAGCATCGATGCTGGCTCTTAATGATTCAAATGATGCTGTCGTATTGAATATTGATGTTGCAAATTGCTTCAATGCACCAATTGCAAATAATCCACCAAGTGTAGATTTTAAACTATTCGCAACATTTCCAAGACCAGAAAAGCCATCCTTAACATTTTTTGCAGACTTCTGGCCTTCATCACCAGTTTCTTTTAATGCTCGATTGAGCTTCTTTGTTTCATTTATTGAAGCACGTTCAGCATTGGTCAGATTGTCGAACTGGTCAGCTGCCTTGTTTAATGCATCAGAATTGACAACATAATTGACAACAATATTATTGGATGAAATGGTACTCACTTTTTCGCATTACGTTTTTTCTCTTGCTGTGCCTTGATCCAGCTGCTATACATCAGATAGTATTCGTAGATTGGCCTAGTGACCAACTCTTCATATCTTCTTGGATCTCTGTCAGCAAATATAAGGATTTCCTCATATCTTCGCTTAAATTGTCGGATGGTATCAGCGTAGTAAGATGCTTCAATTCCTTTAACATCATCAGACTTTCCCCTTCCATATAAGTCCTTAAACTCTTCTCGAATTCTGGCCCAGATGGCAGAAATTGATTCTGCGGCAACATCAAAAAAAAAGTAGCAATGTCATTGTGCTTCATCCAATGCTTGATTTTGTCCTGATTATATGGGAACTGATAGCCTAATGGATTTTCGGTTTCATCAAAGTATTTGACCGTTGCCAGCTTGATGTTCAGCTGGATGCTGACAGCTAATCCAAGACGTTCCTTGATGCGATTGTTTAGGATTGCCATTTCCATGATCTTCTTTTCTGGCTTCACTTTCGAATCCATCAGCAGCTTTTCGATGGCAATAGTATGCGCAGTCAGGATAGTTGGATTGATGCCATATTCAAGTTCTCGATATATGTCTAGTGCTGCATTGGCACGTTCCATTGGAATATTGAGATCAGCAACAAACTGGAAGTAGTTCACACCACCGGAAGTGAATGCATATTCTATCTGATCCCATCGATTCTTTGGCGCACAGCCATTATACTTGATGGTTGTCGATGGCTCTGTCGATAAGTTTGTTGGCGATGTAGATCCATCCACAGCCGAATGCGATTTGAAAAACGATTTCAAAAACTGGAACATAAAAAATTATTATTGTTGATAAAAAGAAAAACCAAACCGAAAAACAGTATTGGCAAAGACCTAGCACGTTGGCCCAGTTCCGGTCAAGTGTGTATAACCAATCGCTGTACCATTGCAAGTATGGTACTTCATGAATTGCATATTCGAAGAACCATGCGAAGAATGCGCATGATACTGCCATCAGGATTAATTCAATCATTTCCTGGGCCTTCTTGGTCTTGATGGTTTATTGCCACCACAGTTACACTTATTCTTCATTAGTACGGTTCAGGTATATCGTTGGAAAATATATTAAGAAACACATCAGAATCTTCTGTGATGGTCTGAATCAACTGGAAATCTATGCAGGTATAAGTCTTGCCATCAGTCGGCACAAATGGCAATGGTGTATTGTTCAGCGATGGATCGAAGAACTGAATCTTGTAGTTGCCGGCATAGGAATTGAAGAATGCTTTCGGATATAAGTCCAATGGCAATTCAATCGCACCACCATACACTTCCAATGTAGATTCCACAGCAACATTCTGCGAATTGGTGATTCTGATCTTGATGGTTGCGCCTTCATAAGTCAGCGGAACATAGACAATAAAGAAATCAGGACAGCTATTGATGGCCTCACAGACATGGTAGCACTTATTGCAGCATTTGTCCATTGAATTTTTCTAGGTTAAAATTGGAAGTAATTTCAGCAAAGTTAGAATAAATAAAATATCTGAATGCATCGAGTGCGTGAGATTTATCAGGGTTCTTTGTCTTCCAAGGATCGATGCTTCCTTTCCGGTCAACTTTTGCTTCCTTCAAATCGATAATCAGCAAATCACAATCAATCCTGCTGATCTGGATCTTGGACTTCTGGAAGGTCAAAATCGTGACTAATCTGCTGGCAATGTGGCTTGGATTCGACCTTGGAACTTGAATCTGAAGGTCTGACAGACCTAGATAATTCCTAATAAGTTGATAGGCATTCAGGTTGTCTTGTGTGAATGCACTTCTATTACCACCGGATGCATCACCATTGATGGCAAACATCACGTTTGGATATTCTGCCTTGATTGTTGCGCATAGTGCTGCAAGATCGCCAATGCGATACACCTTAATTACGTTTATGGTTGCGTAATGCAATGCACCTTCGGCATTCTTTTGGTACTGGCAAACGATGCAGGTATTCGTTACGTTGAAGTCAAATGCCAGATACACCGGCAATGATGGCAACACACCAATCTGCGAATTGACTGTATGCAATGTGTAGTCAAATGATGTCAAGAATAACGATTCCCGATCCCACACACCCCATTGACCAAGTGCATAGACTTCATAATATGTCTGGTTGACCTGGCGAAGTGCTTCCATCCGTATTGGATACTGATCATCAAGGAATGGCAAAGCATCCAGATAAGTACCATGCAGTGTCAGGATTTGACTGCGTTCTGTGTCCGGTACTTCATCAAAGAATCGCTTCTTAATCCAATGTGAGTCGCTGACCGGATTGAATGTCAAGAAGAATCGCTTAGGATGCTCTGACTTACCACGCAGTCGAAGTGTGATCTGCGTGAAGTCATCCAATGTCAATTCGGTTGCTTCTTCAATCCAGATGTACTTGGCCTGACTTAGCGACTTCAATTTCTCTGGATCATCGCAGCCAAGAAAAACAATCTTGTTACTTCCAGAATGAATTTCAAGGTATCCTGGCTTGACTCGCACAAGACTGTCCAAACCCCAATCTGATATCTTGTTGCGGAAGTCTGCGAATACTGAATTGCGCAGCGTTGCAGCAACCTTGCGGATAACAAAGTAGGTTTGATTCTGATTCTTCCGCTGGTTGATGATTTCAGCCAAAAGCAGCTGAATCATTGTCTGCGATTTTCCCGATCCTGCTCCGCCCCATAGAATATTGTATGTCTTGGGATTAATTATGGCTTCCAGATACTTGCTCTGCCACAACTTCTGATTGGATAGATCAACCTTCATCTGGTGATTTCGGCATTATAACATCGTGAAAACTGATGTTGGATTCAGTTTCATGTCGATCCTTCCAGTCATCCTTGTACCGGTTCTTCATGTTGAATATCCAAGAAACAGCATTCCCTTGAATCCTTCCGTTGGCAATTGTCTTGCCAATTTCTTCCCATCCTAGCCGACCATTTCTGATTGCTTTTTCAATCTCCTTTTTTTCGGAAGACAATTCTATGGCATATTTTTCAATCGCAGATTCCATTGTTCTGAAGTCGCAGTCTGGAAAACATTGCTTAGAATAACCTTCTGCAAGGTGTGCAGCATACTTTGGAAGAAGTATTTTCAGTTCTTCCAAAGTGTAGCCATTATGATTGTTGCCTTCTGGTGCTGGCATATATTGTTGTTTATTTTTTCTTTTTTCCGGCTGCTTTTTTGGCTTTTTTAGCCACAGACAAAGCAATTGCCACAGCTTGCTTTTGCTTCATTTTTGGGTTTCTTTTCATTTCAGAAGAAATATTTTTGCTGATAGTCTTCTGTGAATATCCTTTCTTTAATGGCATAATTGAAAAGTTTTGTCAAAGGTATAGAATCAATTTTTGATTTTGCAATTATTTAATTGGGCGTTTAAGTACATCGTGATTTTACTAATATAAACCTTCTTCAAAAACAATATAAATATTTTTTAGAATATTTGCAAGGATAATGCAATGGCACAAATGCCAATACAATATGATCAAGAATGAAGTCAATATTAAACCTAGTTAATGACCTGAAAGGTGAATCATCATCGTTTCTACATGATGTACCGGTTCATGTGATATCGCTGTATAAGTTAGTAGAATGGATTCAACGTGATACGTTGCGATACTTCGACCATTGGACATTCACCGACTGGTTCAGCTTTCTTTGGGTTGGTATCTTCAATATTGGATCGATGTATCTGTTGTTTGCCAGAATTGCCACAATCAAACGATTTCGAGATAAAAACGATAAATTTCAACCATACCTTTGAGTTATGAATAAAAATCCAATAATTAGTGCCGTTCTCGTATTGATATGCGTTGGCACATTGTACCGGTCAGAAACACAGATCAAATCTGTTCAGGTTGCAGCAATCACGCAACATTCGCTTGATTCTGCCAGATATGCATCATTATCGCATCGCATTGATACGATGATAGTGTATCAGCAGAAGGATTTTAAAAATCTACAACTTAGTCTGGATTCACTTGCTAAAGTTGAAGGTCAGAAAGGTAAAGGATGGAAGGTTTTAGGTAAAGTAATTGGTGGATTTGTTAAAGTCGCAATACCTGGGTTATGATACATTTTAAAATAGAAGAATTCGAAGACAAAACTGCACCTGGTTCTGGAAGCAAGATGCAGCCACGATTCTTGCAGATGATTGACAATGCAAGAACCATTGCCGGTGTGCCATTCAGAATCAATTCTGGATATCGTACACCAGAACACAATGCAAAGGTTGGTGGAAAAAAGGATTCTGCCCACGTTAAAGGATTCGCAGCTGACATTGCAACCACCGATGCCAGAAACCGATCCATCATTTTGACTGCGCTAATCAAAGCCGGATTCACCAGAATTGGCATTGGCAAAACGTATCTTCATGCCGATTGTGATGACAGTCTTCCGCAGAATGTAATGTGGGATTATTACGGATAAATATGGCATTCTACGACATCAATGGAAGACGCATCAACTGGTCGGACAGAATCACTAAAAATTTTCTGTTTATTATGCTGATGCTTGCTTTTATCGGTCGATTATTTGCGCCATATTGGTTACCAATTCCAGATGATAAGCAAGATTCTGGACTTGTGGAAACCTTGAAGACATTGATTACTGCTGTAATATTCTACCACATTGGCAGAGAAACTACTAAGGCGCAGGAAGTCAAACCACCGGAATTGTAAGTTTGTTTTTTTTGTTGTTGATAAAAAAATGCCATCCGAATTTCAGATGGCTTTTTTGTTTTATTTATCACCAAAAGTCTTTTTGTAATACTGTTCTGCATAATATCCTGCACGTTCATAGCTGGTTGAATGATAGTCAAAGCTATTAAGAATGCCTTTTTTATGCGCAATTACAATATCTGATTTTTCATCGAACATCAGGTAATCAATTTGCATTAAGACAAAGTTTTTATTGACAGTTTCTTGATCTTCTATAATAGATTTAAGGATTTCAAGTGTTGTTTTCATGCTTTTGAATAAAAATCAAAAGTAAGTAAGAATATAAGGAAAATTATAGAATTTTTCCTTTGTAAATTCGCTTATTTCTTACTTCGAAGTCGATGCCATTAGAATCAAGATCAATGACAGCGAATCCATGATTCCAGTTATTGATTGGTGCATAGGCTGGATGCAGTTCACATAGGCATCCGGTTGACCATGTAGTCATTACTTTGCCATTGATATCAACCTGCGAATGTTCGCTAGACTGATGATTGTGTCCTTGTATCGCACTTGCCTTGGCTCGAAGTGCTAATCCTCTGGCAACATTGACTGGCGAAAAAAATCCTTGACTAAATTCGTGACCATGAATGATGTTCAGATTGTTGGCATGAATGATGCGTTTATCACCGATTATCTGTATGCCTTCTGATCTGGCCTTTATTATATTGTCCAGAACAAATTCATCCATTCCTATTAGTTCACCGGCCTTCTGTTGCAAAAAGTGGTCATATCGTTCTTCGTGATTACCATGTTTGAAAATGACCTGGCAACCGAATTCCTTGTTCAGCACCTGGAAGAATTGCTTTAATGTGGCAATCTCATGTGCGAAGTTGCGTTTCTTGGGATCTTTACCAAATCGACTTAATTGATAGCAATCTAGTGTATCGCCATTTAGCAGAACAAGATCAGGTTTTTCCTTCTTACAATATTGTATTGCGATGCTCAACGCATCAATGTTATGATATGGAAGATGTATATCGGAAAATAATGCAATGCGCTTAAATCCCTGCAAAATGAATGGTTCATATGATGATTCATCCGATTCTGGCAACTTGTATGGATTATATGATCTGGCTTCTTCAACAATGAATTCTGAACCTGCTAACTTCCTTTTATTTTCTGCACCAGATTTGCCTTCAATATATCTCAATCGCTGTCTGGCATCTTCTACATCCTTAAATAGTATATTATTTTCATTGAACATTATTCTGGCCAGCTTCAATGTCGGCATTTCAGAACCATGATTTTTTCGATATTGCCTTGCAACATCACTTTTTGAAAATTGTTCCATATCAGATTGAAAGTCAAATATTAACCGATTGAAATGCAAAAAAAAACAGACCTGATTTTGGTCTGTAATTTTTAAGTCAAAAATTGATATTAAATCAATCAATATCCTTTTCCATGCAATCGTTCTCTTGTAGCATTATATGCAACCTTATGACTGATGTGGGCTTCAAGATCAATACCTAATCCTGCTGACATATCCAGAAGTCTAATGACTGCATCAGCCAATTCATCTTCGAATGTATCTTTAATGGTAGATTTAAAATCACCAGTTGCGGCATACAGCAACCAGTTTTCATCAGTTGTCATCAATCCTTTCCGATGGGCCTCCATTGCTTCACCCAGTTCCGATACCACTAGCATCAGCATTTCACCAACATTCCGTTCTTTATCCCAGAATCCTTTGGCCTTATTCCCTTCAAAAATAATTTGTGCTGATTCATTCAGGCCAGCTACCAATTCAATTTTCCCCATTGTTTTTGTTATAATTTTCATTGTAATACTCTTCTCCATTAAGAAATTCACCCCATTGATTTATTGAGCAATCATCAAGTGCATCAATTATCTGCTGTTTTTCCATTTCTTTGGCTTGTTCCAAAATAGCATACCAAACCATTTTATCTTTTGGCTCATCCCATAATTGCTTGAATAGCCACTCAGTTGCTGTTTGTTTCATAGTTATAAAATCATTACTGAATCAACTGCTATTTTTCCATAAGATAGCAGGTCAATTTTTTTCTTAAATCTCTTGTTCATCGTATCTTCTACCTTCCAGCATCCACGCAGATGCTCTGGCTGGTGGATGTATATCTCCGAATGATACGGATATTTTTTTAGCAAATCTCTGGATACTGCCAGAATGCGGATCTGTTTTTTTTTCAACTTCCGTAAGTTGATATGGTATCCAGTTGCAGTTTCCAATGGACTAGCGTCACACTGGCCCGCTGATGGATTGTAATACGTTGCCTTCACCTTTGTGTAGACTGCCGGCATTGGGAAGTGTGTAGCCGTTCTGTATGGCCTATGCACCTCAAAGTATATAGTGCAGAGTATGGCGCAGAGTATGAATGCGAAGATGTTACGTTTCATTTTGCTTACAATTTTACTTTAATTGCGGATATTTACGAGTTAGCAGCAATTAATCGGATGTATCAACAACGACTTTTATAATATCGCTTGTCGGGTCTAATATAACTCTGTCAACTGTCATTAGTGTTTCTCCATCCGTAAATTCATCTTTATAATCTAACCTTATCCAATCGCCTTTTCTTGGCACTATTGGCAATTTAATGGTTAATGTTTTGTCGTTTTCTTTGTTGTCTAATAATATTGTGAACATAATTTAACTGCTGCTAACAGCGTTTTTATGCAAGCGGGCGGACAGTTTGCGGTTAATAATTAAGTTCGTGCTATGCCCGCCTGACATAAACACGCAAAACGTTACCAGCCAAGTGCTGAATAAATATTTGGAAACTGCTCCTTAAATATAACCTTAATCTCATCAGCAATCAATCTATGTTCCAATTGAGTGTGTTCATCGCATCGAATCTGAAGGTAATGAATCCAGCTTCTGATTGACCCCTTCATGTAAAGCGTTGTGCTTGTCGCTAATGGAAGAACCATTCTTGCGCATTCCTTAGCGATACCATTATCTAATAAATCTTGATAGGCTTCAAATGCAATATCTACTGAATACTGTACATATTTGTAAAGAAGCATATCATCTTCTGAACGTGATAAAATATTGCTGCTACTTTGGCGATTACTTTCAGCCTTTAATCGTAATTGAATCTGCTCTGCAATTTCGGCCTTAGAATATCGCTGGCTGAACTCTTGGAAGCTGAATGACCTATGGCGCAGGATTTGTGCTGCGATTGCTCTGCTCGTTGTTATCTCGATGGTCATGTCAGCCATCTCGAATGGTGACCAATGCTTGTTTTTAATCAGATATGCAATTAGCCGATCTGATGTTTCGAAGTTCATCTGGTTGTCAGGATTCGATACCCTGGCAGTATAAACAATTAACTGTTCTGGTGATAAGATATTACCACCAATGTTACCGGTGGTAACCGAAATTAGTTTGGTTTTCATTTAGTCTTTAAAATAAGTTTGTTCAAAGTATTCTTCTGCAAGTTGCTGGTCTGCGAATGGTTTGTTTGCTTCCATAAACGCATCCAAAATTTGTTTTTTTTCCTTATGAAGCAGCAGAAGTGCCTTCATATAGATTTTTTCTCTGATTGGTTCAATTCCTTTGACTTCTGATTCGAAAAGCCAGATGATCAATTCTGATAGTGCTGTGTTCATTCCTTGTTGAATAATGCGAATATGAATGCTGATGTTGCTGCTGATGCTAGTGCGATTTTTTTCCAGATTGACTTTTTATTTGATAACTCAAAAAGCATTGAATTTTTTTGATTTAAGACTTCATTTGTCAGAAGAATTTGCGATTCCAGATCAACAATTTTCTTGCGCAATCTGATTGATAATTCCTGCATTTCAATGATTTCTTTTTCTTCATTTTCCAGCAGAATTTCAATCTGTTCCTTTGTCAATTTTGAAATATCGTACATCGTTTTTTGACAAATTTAGCAAAAATCAACTTTTCAAATTTTTAGACTTTTTAGTGATTTTATAATTCGAAAAATGTTTGTTCATTATGATTTGAATTCCCTTGTCATTGGATGCGTATAAGATCACCGGTGCTTGATTTATCCCATCAATCGTGAAGTACACCTTGACTGGTTGTTGTTTCATAATATCAGGCTACAAACATTGATATCATGCGCAATTAGCATATCATCAATTTCTTTAAAAACATCATCAACACTTGGCCCAATTATAGATTTTGAATCATAAGCACGATTCATATTCCGTTGAAGATTATTGCTAATATAATGCAGCACAATTGCCATATCAGTTGCTTTGATGCATCGCAGATGCGCCATCTGGTCATCTGCTTTATCCAGATCGAATTCAAGTGTTGCTTTCATTTTAAGTATGAAAAAATGTGCGAAATAACATCGACTGTCCATCCATTGCCTATCATCTTATATCGTTGCGAATCGCTAACATGATTGGTATAATTATCCTTAACGGTTTGCAATCGTTCGCATTCGATTGGCGTTAATCTGCGAATTCGTGATGTTGGTATAATCTCAATTGCATTCGTATTTCCGGTATCAAGGCAATATGTTTTGCCATCTGTTCGACTTAATGGCTCAGTACCACCTTTTCCAGTTGTTGATGATCTAGGCATTGTGTTGTGGACTATTAATTGATTATCTCTTCCTTGTTTGTAGTATCCACTAATTAAACACATAGATTTATTTTCATTATCAAGACACTTATCGCCACCTTCTGACCTTGCAAACCTATCTATTGCTTTCTCACTCAAAAAATACTTTTCATCAACTTCAGTTTCAAGTATATCTTTTAGCAAAATACCTTTGTCTTTTGGTTGCTGAATTATACTTTCTAAATCGCCAAATAAGCCAGCTGGTTGCATTCCTATGTTAGTCCAATAAATGCGCTTGCGATTCTGAGCCGATACAAGTGCAGAATTGATATGAATACCACGCAGTCCAATTGCCTTACTTAAAACCATTTCCCACTTTTCACCCATCTCCACATTTTCAAGAAGAAAATAAATATTAGGATTTTTGGCTCTGCATTCGTTCAGTACTCGCATATACTCCCAAAATAAATATGACTGGCCAACAAATTCATATCCTTCTTCTTTCAGTTGAAGATAGTGTTCTAGGGTTAGAATCTCAACTTCATCAACAGTTGACATTCCATTTCGCTTTCCGGCAAAGCTGAATGACTGACAAGGTGATCCACCAATCAGTAAATCAATTTTTGGTAAATCGTTGCCATTAACATTTACAACCGATCCAAGTTGAATCGCATTGGGGTAGTTAGCCATTGTAACTGTTATGGCATATTTATCAATTTCGGATGCAAAGTATTTTTCAACCTTGATTCCAGATCGTTCTAATGCTTGCTGACCACAAGACATTCCGTCAAACAGACTTAATACATTCATTTTTTTTCGGTTAAAATCATGTGAAGAAGGACTGAATAATTGGCCAAATCCAAGACTGAATCCTGGATACTTTCATTGGATGGTTCACCTTTAGCATTTAGCAACACACCAAGTCTGGCAACCTTAGTTGCTATAATGGACAGACAATTGACTTCTGGCTTGATGCCACATATCTGACCGGCCATCTTGAAGTTGGACAGCCGGTCATTGTTTGCATAATCGTTGGATTTTGAAATCAAAACCTTGTGCATTTTAGCTGTGAATGCTTCGAATGCTTCGAATTGTTCTTGATGATTCATTAATCGTTTTCTCCACAATAATCTACACCCCAATTCTTAATTTCTTGTTGCCATTCTGCAATCATATCGCAGGTTGCAATGTCAATTTCTTCATCCTCCGGTGTATTCGCAGATAAGATTTCAATTGATTCAATATCCCAAATAGGTGATCCAATATCGGTGTATGTTGAACCCCAATATTCATACTGGCCAATCCCAGTTGTGCCATTCTGCACCCAGTTGATAGTGTAATGGATGACATATCCATTGATTTCAATTTCACGTTCCATTACCATCCTTCGATTATAGATGAAACAATGATTAAGGCGAATAAGGTTGCGAATGCTTTGACAGCAACCCAGTTTTCGTTTGGCATTTTTTCTTCTTGGTACATTTTTTTTGTTTTTGATTGTTTGGCAAATGAAGTATAGAGATTTCAATTCTGCAAATTTATTTTCAAAATTATCTATTAAGAAATTTGGAAAGGTAGAAGGTTGCTGATTCCATCAATTCGATTTCACCTTCTAATCGCTTCTTTAGCGTTCCGTATTTGGCCTGCGTCAACTTGTACCGGTTGCGATGTGATATGCGACTGAAGGCATCAATGACATCCTGAAGAAGCATCTTCTTGTCATCGTTTGTCTTCATGATATTCGAATTTATTCAGATGATCAATCAACGCATTGCGTTCATTGGCTTCCATGTCGAAGATGTCAGCAACTAACTTAACCAGACTGGTATTCAGATTTTCTTCATCATCTGCATATGTTCCAAGTCCTTTGTGAAGTGTTTTTTCGAAGTTTTCGCAATCATTCAGGATCCGGTTAAAGTGCAGCTTCATTTCACCTTTCAGTCCTTTTGCATCATTGAATTTCACAACTGTGCCAAAGCAGATCAATGCCTTAACTGCATATACGAATTTTGAAAAGTCTAAAGCACGATTATTTTTTGTCATTTAAGCTGTTTTTATAAATTTGAAGTAATTGTTTTTTGTCAGTCGAATTAATAAAGTTGATCAGCATTTCCTTTTTGCTGGCTTCAACTGCCTTTTTGAAGATTGGATTTTCTCGCCATTCTGGAATTGACATCGCAGAATAATCGGGTAATGCATCCAGATAATCCTTGAATTGATATGCTTGCTTTCTTTTCGCATGATCTCGCAGGACTTCCATCGGCATCCCTTCAATGAATTTTTTTAACTGTTTGTATAGGATATTTAATTTTTCTTCATTAGATGGCTTGTAAGCACCGATATTTTCCAATTTGGCATAATATACTGCAATGCCAGTTTCATGCTTCTGTGGATCGTTTATGAAGTCGCTGAAGGCATTCAGCATGATAGAATGCTTTTCGGTTTCTGAAACTTCTTGAATTTCTCTAATTGGTAGGTATGGCATTGTTGATTTTTCTGAATGATTTAATCTGAATTCTTTGTACCAACAGAAAATATTTGCTGCCGATAGGACTGTCAATTGATTTTCTAGCTTGATTTCTCCATAAGATGCCATGCTGATCGATAGGCATATGTCATCGACAAATGCACCTGGATATGTTGCCAGTATTTTTTTGATGACTTCTTGTGCTGTAATTGCAATTACTTGTCCAGATGTCGATACACCCATGACCATTGCAGCTTTGAAAATTGAATCTGCAATCTTGCTTTCAACTGAATTTCTATTCTGCGAATAATCGTAATTCAGTCGACCTGGTTTTTCTAGTGCTGGATTTCGTTCCAGACTTGAATTAATAATTTGTAATTGGTTCATTTTTTTGAGAGTTAATTAAGTTCATTGCGATATCGTATTCAATTTTTATTGAATCAATTTTATCTGGTTTTTGATTTTTAAAACCATTTCCAGTTTTTAAGGCAAAAATTCCTTTGTATCCAGATGCGATTGATGTGTCAATAATTTTTTCAGCGATTTCAAATTGTCCGTTAGATAATTCAATTAATTTTTTTACAAAAGTATTAAGGGTATCCTGGCTCTTGTACTTTTCATTGTGCTGGCTTTTCTTGTAATCCAACCACCGATGAATTAACGGTTCAAAAAAACCAAAATCATCAAAATTTAATTTTGACTGAATTATAGTCTTATTGTTCTGTATTATTTCATTGTTCTTATTAGTTCTAATACATTCTATTATGGTATCAACTGCTTTATCAGTTGCTTCATCAACTGCTTTGTCAGTTGCTTTGTCAAGTGCTTTGTCAACTGCTTTGTCAGAATTTGATAAAGCAACTATTTTACTTTGATGTTGATTGCTTGAATTTTTAACAATAATCACAAATCCAAATTCCACCAAATCATCAAGAATCTTCTTATAAGTGTTATAAGAAGCAATGCCAAGTGCTTCCATAGTATAAGTTGTAGGAAGACCAAATTCGGATTTTTGGCCTATCCTATTCCACTTATCAACCAAGTAAAAATAAAATTCAGAATGGTTTGCTTTTATTTTTTGAGAATTTTCAAATTTAAAATCAAACCAATTTCTGGTTAATTCGTACCCATTCATAACCGGTTACGATTTGGTTACTTTTAGTAACTGATCTGTTTCTACTTTATCAATCATTCCATTCAATTCATTTCTAAATTCAATAGCTGTTTTATAGTCAAGTTTAATATTTGTGCATATGTTAGAATCAAATTGATCATATATATGAATAAATATTTCATTTGATTTTGGTATCAATAAAGCAACCATTTCCATTTCTGGATACCCAAGAAAAACTTTTTTAACTGCCATAATTTTAAAATAAAAAAACCTTATTCTACTTTCATTGGTGATCCCAGCTAGCAGCTGCCAATTACTTATAGAATAAGGTTCTTAATGTCTTCGTTTTGCTAGATGTGTTGCTGCATGGGATCAATCATGTTTTTCAGCTACGGATGCAAATATAAATCAATTTTTATATGGCTGCAAATCGTTTTGAAAATTTTTAGCTGTTTTTCGTACTGTTCAAGAAAATGAAGATTTGACTTTATGTAGTCGATTTCTTCACGAATGATATGCTTGGCATCGGCATATCTTGGATGATCATATTTCTTCTGCGCAAAATTCAATTCCCGATTCAACCGGTACTTTGTGCGTCTTATATCGTATCCAATTGATTCTGCCATTATAGTGATGCAATCCAAGTTATGATGCCAATTAAATTTATTGCAATCATTGCGAAAAAAGCAAACTTGAAAAATGTTTTAGTATTTTCAATTGACTTCATATCTTCTGCATAATCTTCAAGGTGTTCCAATACTACTTGATAATCGGCAACCTGGATATCATACTGTGATGACAGCTGATTGTACTTGCCTTCCATCCGGATGCCGTAATCAGTTGCAGATTCCAGACTCTTGACAAGTTCTTCCTGCATGAATTTCTGTTTGTCAAGTTCAATCTTGTAGTAGGACTTGGAGTTTTGCAGTTTCTTAATTTTCTCCTGAAGGGATTCGATTGTTGGTTTTTCCATTGTTTTAATTTTTGGCAAATAAATATGTAGTCATTTTATTTTGCAAGTTTTTTTTCATTGAAATACCAGTCAACCCAATATATAACTTCATCCAGCGAATTGCTGACTAATATCAACCAGTTCCGGTCATGTAGTGCCTTCAGACATTGAATCTGTAATGGTGATGGTTTATTCTTGCCAACCTTCAATTCAATCGCAAATCCTGAATATCCATTTTTCTGATCAAAAATCAGAATATCTGGAATACCTGGTTTCACTCCCATTTTCTTCAATTTGGTTGCCACAATTATATTCCGTTGACCGCCATTCGGTGGATGTGTCCAGAATGCGTTGCTGAAGTTCAAATACGATGCCACCACCATCTGCAATTGATCTTCTGTGCCAATGTATGGTTTAAATTGTGCAATTGATTCTGGTGCATTTGTGGACTTAGGAATAAATTCAAAGGAAAATCCGGTCATATTTTTTATTGTTTGCTTTTTTGTGTTCTATTTTGCAAAAATATTAATAAAATGGAAACGGAACTACAATTAACGATGGCAGAGTTTGCAAGAAAATATGATATGACTCAATCAATGGTTTTTCGCCATATTAACTTGCTGGAAACCATCAAATCTGATCATTCAATCAAGCCAAAAATATTTGATAATGAAAACAATCGACTAGCAGTTGATACCATTCGAGCCATCAAAAGAGGAGTAAAAAAGAAAGTAGCAATTTGAAAATAAATTTGCACAATACATTTGAACCTTGTTTATTTGCTGAACATTTAAACAATATCAAAAATGGCAACAATAATTTCAGCAAGCATCGATTTGACAAAAATTGACAAGTCAAGAATCGTACCTGGTAAAAATGGTGCGCAGTATTACAACATTCAAGTAAATCTTAATGACGAGGTTGATAATTATGGAAACAATGTTTCTGTGACTACCAACCAATCGAAAGAAGAAAGAGATGCCAAGACTCCAAAGACTTATCTGGGCAATGGTAAGACTGTCTGGTCATCACAAGGCACACCGGCATCTGCACCAGCACCAGTTGCGCCAAAAGTTAGTGTTCCGGTTGTTACATCAGATGATCTTCCATTCTAATCATGGAAACACTAATTAAAATTCAGATGGAGTTGAAAGTGCCGAAAGGTAACTTCAATTCCTTCGGGAAATACAAGTATCGGTCTTGTCAGGATATATTGGAAAATCTTAAACCAATCCTGGCGAAGTATTCAGCTGTGCTGATTCTAACTGATCGTATTGTTGTGATTGGTTCAAAATTCTTTATGAAGTCAACAGCTTGCCTGACCATTGCAGACAAAGAAATATGTGTTACCGGATACGCAGAACTTGCAGAACATAAAGGAATGTCTGCGGAACAAGCCACCGGAACTGCATCATCATATGCAAGGAAGTATGCGTTGAATGGTTTGTTTCTGATCGATGAAACAGAAGCAGATCCAGACTATCAGACAAAGCAACCAGATCCACAGCCAAAGCAGCAAGAATCACCGGCAAAGCAATTACGATTAATATCAGCAGCGCAATACGAAAAATTGCTTGAAAGGATTAAGACTGGTGATGCCAGCGCAATCGAATCAGCACAGAAGGCATTCAGCCTAAATGAAGGACAAATCAAAGAACTTAAATCAAACTTACCATGACCAGTACATCAATTATCAATCTAGGGCCAACCAATGGCCCTGAAATTGAATCATTCGCAGTTCAGACAATCAAACAGATTGAAGATGGCGAATATTCAGCACTTGAATTATTTATAAAGTGCAAGGCATTCATGAAGTCAATTGACTTGATTATTCAAGGCATTGAAGAATCTGCATTAAACGAAGCAGAACGTGAAGGAAAATCGTTTTCCAAGTATAATGCATCAGTTTCCATTCGAGAACTTGGAACAAAATGGTATTATGATAAGACCAATGATCCGACCATTGCAGAGATATTAGAACAAAAAGCTGAAATCAGCGAAAAGGAAAAGGATCGCCAGAAATTTCTGAAGGCATTGAAGACTGCAATTGTAGTGATGAATGAAGAAACCGGTGAACTTATCCAAGTTTTTCCGCCACGCAAAGAATCAAAGACTGGCATCGTAATTACATTCTGATCATGGAATTTATCAGAATCGAAAACAGACTTGCGATATTGTTAGATGACAATGATATCGATATGATGAATAAGTTCAGAAGTCCAGTTGAACAGCTGGTGCTTTCTGAACCAAAGGAAAATCCAATGAAAGGATTCAAGACTAAGACCATTGATTTTTATAAAAAATTGGTTCAAACATTTGGCTATAATACATCAATTGAAAGACGCAATTCAAAATTGCTGGATCTTGAATATGAATTTTACATTAGGGATATGAGTCAATATCTACTACAATTTGAAAGCAGAAACTTGATTGAAATCAAAAGGAAGAACTTCGAGAAATCTAGCAGATATGAATCATTTAAGATATTGAATTGGGATTAGGTTATCATTTTGATTTTTGGTTTAAAATAAAAAAGGAAGGCTTTTGGCCTTCCCTTTTTTTTGGAACAATCCTAAGATTAGGCTTGTGTGAATGTAGCAGCAAAAACACCATTAACACCTTCAAGGTAATCACCAGCAGGGAACATGGTAGTAGGAGCAGCATAGACATCGAAGTAGGCTTCCATCCATACAGCGTAATTTTCATCGCACTCATTTGGAAGAATTCGAACATCGCATTTCACGTTTGGCAATCCTGGGATTGGCATTGTGAATCGTTGCATTGTACCGATTTGACCGAAGTTTCCGGCATACTGCAAAAATGGAGTATAAACCAATGAACCTGGTGCGAAAATCACAGCCTGAGACTGACCAGACAAAACAGTATTTACGTTCTGATCGTAGTAGAATTGAGCAATTCCAGTATTATCACGAACAGTTGAAAAATTGATACCATTGGCAGCTTGTCCGAAGTATCTTGTATCATTCATCCATATACGTTGCAATGCACCAGCACCACCAATGATTATTGGCGCACCATTGAATCCGGTGATCATATATTCTTGCTTCATGTCGAATAGACCATCAGCATAAATAGCACCATCAGATGTTTGAACTTGAAATGCTTTAGTAGCAGCACCACCGACATAAGTACCAGTTGCACCAGCTATTGAAGTCAACAAATCGCTGTTGATACCTTGAACCAATGCTTCGGCAGCAAGTTGGAAGTCCATAAACATTTCACGAACAACTGACAATGCACCTTGTGCATTACCCATACCACCGGCACGTTGAACAATCTGACCTGGATCAGTTGAGCCAGTCAATCGTACAAGTTCAGAATAAGATGCGCAATAAGTGCGAAGTTGTGCTTCGGTCATTGAGAATGGAATTCCACGATAATTTTGGATCGGGAATGTTTCTTCCTGATACAACATTTCATCTCCAACAACGCAATCTTTTTCGATTACGGTATCAGATTTCAATAATCGTTGCTTGTAAACGATTCTAACTTCCTTTGAATGACCAGTTCCATCATCATTTGCATTTCTGATGATTTGGCCAGATCGCAAGTTGGATGGATCGTTCAATGCAGCTAGTGTACCACCATTGATGTTGACATTCGCTGGGTTGTTTATTAAGTTGTCAGACAACGATGTAAGAATCGCTGGACAGACATTCGCTAAAGATAAAGACATGATTTTAAGAAGGATTTTGCATCTGCGCAGCAGTTCTACTGATGTCAGCTAATGCACTCGCCATTGAAGGAGAGATTTTTTGAGTGCCTTGTCCACCTGATGGTGGAATAAACTGTGTGCCTGAAGGTATTACCGGTGTGCCACCACCATTTGAGTCCTTCAATAATTTATTCTCTTGCAAAACTAATGAATGCAAATCTGAAAATGCAAATTCTTTTGAACCATTCATCAATGGAAGACTCGAATCCTGGGCATTTACAACTTTAGCGGACTGTGTTTCAGGATCAAAAATTAATTTGCCACCAAGCGAAGAAAGTTTCGCATTCAGTCCAGCTTCATATGCTGGCACTCTAGCAATCTCTGGAAGTGCATCATTCCAACTGATGCCGGATAGATGTGATTGCTTCCATAGTGATTCCATTTTGCTGACATACTTGTGCTGAATCTGATTTTTTTCTGATTCAGACAGTTGTTTGTAATCTTCCAATTCCTTCTGTTTCTCTGCGATTTTACGCACAAATTCATCGGAGTTGCCACCTTTGCCAGACTTCCTTGCATCTTCTTCAAGTGCCTTCATTGCTCTGAATGCCAACTTCACCTTGTCGCCTGAATTCTTTGCAGACTTGATTTCAGCAATAGTTTCCAATGCCAGACCAGATTCCTTTGCCAAATCAACCACCGATTCATCATATCCTTTCATGTAATCACCGATGAAGTGATTCTTTAAGTCCAATTTTGCCTTGGCTTGTTGCATATCCATCAGGTTTTCTCTGAATGCCGACATCGCAGAATCAGGTATTTCGAATGCTCGCAGCGTATCTGCTGCACTTCCTGCCAATGCCAGATCTAGTTCCTGATTGTTTGATAGACCAGCTTTTGCAGCTAATTCTTTAATTGCATCAAGTATATTTGCCATATTATTGTTCGGTGGTTATGTTATCAGCACTTTTCTTGCTTTCCTTTTCCATTGCTCTTAGTTGCTTCATTAAGTCTGGATTGTTGGCTAGTTGCATCAACAAGTCTGGATTCGATAAAGAATTCTGATCAATCGGCTGGATATTGCTCTGCATATAACTTGGTGCATTGCCATATGGTCGGATCATCTGCCATGTTCTGCTGCGTTTATTCAATGGTTTTTCAAGAATTGATAAGGCAATTGATGCCGTTACAGTTATGTGGAATGGCTTGTCTTGGAATCCAGTTTTGGGATCTTTTTCCCACCTGGTAACCTGGACTTGTGCGCCTCTGCCATCCTTAGCGATGGCATCTCTGATGTATTGAAGTTGATCTTTCATATTATTATTGTGTATGCTTAATTGTCGAAGGATTCGACATGGTTACTTTTAATTGCTTAATTAATTCTGGTGAAAATCCGAATGATTTGATCTGGCCCTGCAAGCCGGTCAACTGCCAGTCAACGCATCCGAGTTGAACATTGGTATTGCGATAGAAGTATTCTGCTGCCTTCTTTTTGATTGCATATGCGTGAGTCAGCCACATTCCAGCACCGGAATACAATGTCTTGAAGAATGGATTCTGGACAATCTCCAGCCGGTCTTCAATGCTTCCTTTTATTGGCTTGAATCCAAAATTAATGTAATCCCATTCCGGAAGTGAATCAAAATTGGTCATAAAGTCAAGGAATTTATCAGATTCGAATCTGGCATCATCTTCAAGGATTAGCACAGTTTCTGCATCACCTTCAGCCACCAGTTTCCAGATGGCCCGATGCGAGGCAAAGCATCCAATTTCAGACATTGACATCTTGGCTCTGCGATTCTGCAACTTGATTGAATTATCAACTAAGTGATCGACATTCAATCCGCTGTTTGCTTCGTACCAAATTGGTGATTTTTCATGCTTGTCGATTAGATTAATATCCAGAATATAATTTTCCATCTTCAGTCTTCTGGATGGATAATTTTTTAGTGATATATAATAGACCTGATCGAATGGTACAATCATTTTGCAAAAGTATTATTAAAATTGAATATTTGCATATTCAAATTAACTATGAGCAGAAAAGAAAAGACTGATCAACTGGTTCAGATAATTGCAAGGGAATTACAAGGTGATTCAGAAAATCAACCAACCAAGAAAACTTTGGCTCTGATAGAGCAAATTGCTGCCAAAGCAATACAGTCGGTAGAAACTGATTTGCTGCATAAACTTCGAAAGCATTATGCAGGACTTACACCGGAACAATTCATTCAGAAACATATTCTGAACTAGCAGTCAAGACATACAATTGTTTCCACACAATCGAAATCCATTGAAAAGAATGCCGTTTCAAAATTGTGTTCAGTCAGGCCGAAATACGTTGTTGCGATGGCTTTATTGTCGAAGTCTGAACCATTATATGTAACACCTTTGGTTTGATTGAGCAAAACCGAAAGTGCATATTCTGAACTGACATTCCTGGCATTGGCAACCAGCTTGAACTTGACATTTCTTGTCAACTTATTCTTCCGGCCACCACGCACCTGATCATTGGGATCAGCAGTTGTTCGCACAAAGAAAATCACCATGTCGAATCCATCGTTTATTGCACATGGTTCATAATTCGTTGTACTGACATAATTCGCACCATCCTGGTCGGTGATCTTCTCAACTCCTTCGCCATAGATCAGCACATTGGATATGTTGCCAGTTATCTGTTGGCATATCGCATCAAGGGCATTGCTTACGTTTATCTTCATTGTCCTAAGTATTTTATTGCATTTTTTACAATTGATGCAAGTGCGATTTGTTCTTCTTGTTTTGACAAATCGAATGTAATTCCAAATCGTTTTTCCAAGCTGTTTGCAATGTCAAATTGCTCCTTTGATGTAAATGTAACACCCCAGCTGTTAGCACCACTCGGAACTGGTCGCCATGTTTTAAACATATCGCCAGAAAAAGTGAAGTCAATATAATTGGTTTGCAGACCTAATTTCTGGCGCAAAACAATGTACGGATCTTCATTCGATACCTTCTTCAATCGCTTCTTGCTGCCAAATGACTGTGCCTTACTGATGGCTGATTTGATGACTCGCTGGCCATACTTGCCAATCTGACCACCATCGGATTTCTGGCCATTCTGCTGCACTCTGTTCAAGATAGCCGGTGCAGTTATGATAGCAGCTTCACGCACCACCTTCGATGCGGTTGTTGCTTCCTTGAAGTTGCGCAACTGTTGCTTTATGAAATCCCTTGTGTTCTTGTAGTCTGGCATAATATTGAAAATAAACTTGCAGAATATATTTATCTGTTATTTATTTGCTGAACAAAAACAAAAATACAAAATGAAAAATCTAATTCTTGAAAAAATCGCTGAAGCAAGGAAAAACCATGAAATGGTTGCATTACTTGATTTAAGCATAAATCATTTATCATTCAATTACAAATTGTCATTTGATGACATTACATCTTTGGATGAAGAATTTTTGCAAGAAAATAACTTAAAAAGAAGCATTGATGTTGAAATCAAGCATTGCAATGTGGCATCATTACGCACTTCAGATTATAGCGTTGATCCATCAATTTTCATTCACTTCATTGGCATAAAATGAAGCAAAATGACCATCCAATGAATGCTCGATACTGGGCATTTTTTGCTGCAACAATCCTAATTATTATAATTCTTGAAGTTATTACATTATTAGTTCTATGACTTATATGTATCACATTGCCTTTACTTTGGAAGAAGTCATTGGCAAAAATGGCATTGCCTTTATACAGCAAGCTAAAGTAGTAATTCTATCTAATCCTGATCAAATCAATCATGTAGTGATTTCTTCCTATGGCGATTATCGTAAAAACACAAAATGTAATATCAACAATTTAAAAATCGGTGAAAAATGAGTGAAATCACAATCGCAATTACATCATGCGGAAGGTATGATTTATTGCAGCGAACCATTACCAGCCTGGTGAAATATTGGGATGGCAATCCACCAAAGGAATTGCTGATTTATGAAGATGCCGAAATTCATGGATCTGAAATCAATGATTACAAGGCATTGATTGCACGATGGCTGGACAATTTTTGTCCATTCGAAGTATTCGGAATCGGTCAAGAAAGGAAAGGTCAAATCATTGCTATTGATACAATGTATTCAAGAATCACCACACCATACATCTTCCATTGTGAGGATGATTGGGAATTTGATAGGACTGGATTTGTTCAAGATTCAATGAAGATATTGGAAGCAGCACCAACCATCTGCCAAGTATGGATTCGATATCCGAATGACCGAAATAAGCATCCAGTAACTGGACAAATAATGTCCATAAATGGTGTGCGATGTCAGATGATGTCAACCAGATACAAGGAAACATGGCGAGGATTTTCATTCAATCCTGGGTTGCGCAGGCTGGATGATTATGAACAAATCGGTGCATATGGCAAGTTGACATTGTTCAACAGAAGCAGACCATATGAGTCAGAAATTGCAGTTGGCGAAGCATATTACAATGCTGGATTCAAGGCTGCAACATTGCTATCTGGATACGTTAGGCACACCGGTAATCAAAGACATATAAACTAATGGAAATATTTACTAGATCGAACAATGATATGCTGTATAAGATGGCATCTTCATTCTGGCCAAAAGATATAACTGCACACCAAATCAAAGGAATGCAGCATTGGACTGATGCAGTTGGTTTCTTGTACCACGTTATTAATAATGCAAAGGACATTGTAGTCATTGTTGATGAAGATTGCTTCATATATGATTGGAAGACCTGCAATGAATTAATTCAATGCTGCATCGATTACAAGTACACCAACATTGGAATGCCTGATGGTGGAGTTTGCGAACATCGGCAGCACAGTTGGATCACGCAGAATCCTTTTTTCCTTGTCCTAAATTGTGCCTTAATTCGTGATTTGATTGAGTCATCAGGATTTACTTATCAGCAGATTAATATGATGGGATATCATCCAATGATGGAAGAAAAACAACCATTTTTTCTGCATGATGACATCGGATTCAATCATGATAATGTTGAACCATTCGCTGGACTGTTCTACTTTCTGATGTATTATGGCAATCCATATTACTTGGATGCAGTTCAGCATTTCGATGGCATCAGCACCGGCCTGATTCATGTTGAAAAGCAATTCTGCTGGCATTCCTGGTATTCAAGGGAATATCTTGAAAGTGTATCACACAACCACCGAATTAATGATCTATTCGTAAAATCACAATATCTTCATGACATTCATCATTCCATATAGAGATCGAGAAAAACACCTTGTTGAACTGATTCCGCATTTGGTGCAGCATGGCAGAATCATTGTAGTTGAACAATGCGATGACAAGCCATTTAATCGTGGTAAAATGATCAATATCGGATTCAAGTACATTGATCCGCAGGAAACTGCAATCTGCATTCACGATGTCGATATGATACCGGTTAAGGTAAATTATGCCCTAGATTCATTTGTCTGGCATCTTGCTGGTAAAGTTCAGCAATTCATTTATCGAATGCCATACAAGGAATATTTCGGTGGTGTTGTCATTTTTCCAGTCGATTCATTCAGTAAAATCAACGGTTTTTCGAATGAATATTGGGGATGGGGAGCAGAAGATGATGACCTATATCGCAGATGTGCATCTAAAAAAATCAAGATATTCCGACAAGCTGGTAGATTTGACAGTTTGCCACATCCGCACCAGAAAAGTATTAATCTTCACAAAGAAAATCTGATTACCTTGAAAAAAGGATTGAATTTTGATTCTGGTCTTTCAGACTGCATGAATAATGTAAAAATAATTTCAAAGCAAATGAAGGATTATACCTTAATTTGCGCAGGGTAAATTTTAAGATTAATTGGTTTACGATTAAAAAGCCAGCGGATGTTCTGCTGGTTTTTTTTATGGTCGCAATCTGCCAACCTGAACCAATGCAGCTTCTTCACAATTGAAGCATAGACCTTCAGCAGCAAGATTTAACTGTCTGGCCCACGTTGCCAACATTGCCTTATATTTCTCATCCATCGTTGTCATGTTGCGTTCTGTGATGTCTTTATTGCTTTGGGCAAAATAGTTACCACGTTGTGTCAACATCTTATTCCACAGCACTTGATAGGCTAACTTGTAAGCGTATGCCATCTTCAAGAATTCACGTTGGCCACAAATAAATGCATCAAGTGAGCAGAGCAATTCCGCATCCCAATAGATTCCGGATTGGCTGTTGTCCTGCGACCAGTCCACACCAAGACCATATTCCAAAGGTGCTGTGATTGGGAAAATTGACCAGCCATTGCGCCACAGATAAGTGAATCTGGTAGCACATTCGATATCCATCTGATTCCAGCCATAGTCAATAAATGATCCTTGCAAGGTATCCAAATCAGTACAATCGACCATCAATGCAATGTTCACCTTGTCGAAGTCAGAATAGAATACTTGATTCACCGGTATGTAGTTCATGCCTGGGAGAAGTTCAACGGAATCGCACCACAGCAACTTGGCATCCTGCGTCTGGTATATTTTCAAGTCAACATCCTGAACTGCGATTGCACCGGCATTGTAGATATATAGCTGCTTTACTCGCAGACCAAGATACTTACTGCCTTCGATTGATACGAACACACCACGATATTCAGCTGCTGCTGGCAATGGATCAATCTGCTGCCAGTTCTGTACGAAATTCTTGGAAGTCTGGAACAATACCTGATCAAGCTGTGCTTCTGCACTTAGGTACAAGGCATTCTGAATATCGAATTTGAAATCCTCATATGCAGATCGCTGAATCGATTCCCACACACCAGCATATGTGATCTGGTCGGTGGTTGCAATCTTATCCAGCAGTTCAGTTGACATACCTGGAAGATCATTGATCCATAGATTGGACAATGGTGTGCCAGCTGTGCATGATCTAAGTCCGATGTAGTTTTCTAAGCAATTCATAATTCAAAGATATTATTTTAATCCTGCTGTGCCATTCCTTTTGGCAATCTCATATTGCACCTTAGTTACTGGCCAGATGGTGTGCCGACAGTTATAGCCACCAGCATTGGTGAAGATAGTGTTTTCATTTGTTCCGGCCATCCTTCCATTCCAGTTGCCCAACTTGGACCAGTTTTGCACTTCTTTTTTTGTAAAGTATCTGCCAGTTCTTGGCTTGCAAAAACTTCTGGAATCAGCAATCAATGTGCCGGCATAGAAGTAATATGCAAGATTCAAATCTTCGCTGACTGTCTGAATATATTCCCGATTGAATCCCATCACAGCATCGTTAGTTGTCTGCTTGATGTAACGGTTCAGAAATGGTTGTTCTTCTGGTGTGCCTTCAATGAATTTGCGAAGTGTAGAATTCAATGTTGTACGATTTGAAATGCCAGAAACATTTTCCTTCAGCACTTGCGTGATTGCGTTACCAAAGTTGTTGCGAATGCCAGCACCTAGGAGATTGTCCTTTGTCAATGTGATATTGGCATTCAGGATTTCCTTGTATAATTCATCTTTAGCGGAAAAACCATCAATCAATTCTGAAAAATAAGCATCACTTAGATTCTTCAATTCCTTAAATCCAGTGATCACCTTGCCAACTTCCTGCTGGTATTCCTTGTTGTTGATGATGGTTGCAGCAATCTGCTGTTTCAATGTGATAGTTTCACGCAATAGTTTTGCACGATCCTTCGCATCCAATGGAAGCTGATTTGCCAATTCAATGACCTGGTCAGATAGCTTCGAAAAAATCAAAGGTAATCGATTGTCCATGCTGCTTTCAATGCTGGATTGCAGCAGTTGGATTTTCTTGATTATCTCTAATTGTTTTTCGGTGATCATCCTACTGGCATTATTGGCACAATACCAGCTTTGATTTCATCAAGTTTAATCTGCGACAATCCAACCAGTAATGCCTTCTGTTCTGGCATCGGCATCTTAACAAAGTCCGGATTGGCATCAATCAGCTGCGCAATGAATGCAGGAAGATATGTACTCATTATGTAGTCAATCTCTGTGCATCCCATACTTTCCTTGATCGCCATTTTTTCATCTGCTTTCTTGAATGGCAAAGGATCAAGTTTGTTGACCAATTTCAGCACAGTCAATTGATAGCTATTTTCACCATACAATTTTTCGGTGTAATCCATCTCAATGCCATTGATGATGATTGGATTGAAATTGTTATTCCTGGCAGTTGATAGCATCTCGCCAATCATTGATGTTGTCAAGACATCGAAGTCAGTCGGAACAGTTATCTGTGGCAATGCTGCAATCTGCTTTTCGTAATTCAGAAGCCCAGAATCAACTAGACCTGAATATCGTTGCAGCAGGATCAGTTCACACAGATGTTCATATACAGCTGACAGATGGACTGCAACTGAATAACAAAATGTGTTGATTTCTTTGCGATCATATTCCTTCGCAATGCCTGATTGATTGCTTGGAATTTGAGTCAATATTTCAAGACCTATGGCTTGGAATCCTTGATAGATCTTATCTTCAATATCCTTCTTGAATGCATCAACAGAATCCAATGGTCTTTCGACATATCCCATTGGTGGTGTTGGGATATTCACTGGATTTGGTTGCAATGCTGATGCCTTTGGAAGATTGACTTCAACCACACCGAATGGTGTTGCAGAATCCAGTCCAGAACCGTTACAAGTTCCGCATCCAACCAGTTCATTATTTTTGGACTTAGTTTGTCCAGATCCTTTGCAAGTTTTGCAATTCGATGTTTTCACCATCCACTTCTGTGGAAGTGCATGAATGGCCCATATGATGTTCAAATCATCTGTGCGATACAATGCTTCATTCCATGCCGGAAGACATGGTGCAAGAATCGAATCGTACAGCAGATGCCCATCTTCGACTTCATCAATAATGTTCCCAACTTTAACAACTGGCAACCTTCTGAAGTTGAATTCTTGCGAATAGATTTCAAATGAAAATATACCTTTTTCGTATGGCATCACCTGGCGATACAGCAAGATTCCACCTTCGTGAATTGCCATGAATTGATCCCAATCCCTACCAGATGAATCGCAGTATTCTTCAACCTTCACAATGACTACGTTGTCATCCTCATAAATCAAATATTCAGAATCAAAAATCTGCGGAAATGGTTTAGTGAAATCAAGTTGAATCAATTCCGGTTCTTCAATCCAATCGTTGATGTCTGGAAGCATTAGAACAATTGCATTGGCATCCTGAAGATAAGTCTTCAAGAAGACATTGAATGTCCATGTTTCTAAGTTCTTGAATTTTGGCAGCTGAAATGTAACATAGTCAGCCAAAGTATTTGGTTGACCATCGACAACTTCAACGATGCCGGTTTCTGCAAAATCCTTTTTGAACTTGATCTTGAAGTCATCCGCTTGCTGGATTTTCTGAAGAAAAGTATAAATGCGACCAGTTGATGACATCGTAACCGGTTGCCATCTTCGCCTTCTGTATTCCTTCATCCATGCTTCTTCAGATGGATGTTGTGTCCTTAGAAGGTCATCAGGGTAATCAGTATCGAAATGATATTCCAATACTTCTGCCTTTTCTCTGGCTTCTTCAATATAGTCCAATTCGCCATTACGCACCTTGCTGGTGGATAATAAACTACTGATTGCCCTGATTAACTCTTCCATTTATTATACTATTGGGCCGGTAAAGGCAGTTACAATTTGTTCACCAAAAATACAACCGAAAATATTGGTTACAGTTAGCGTGAATGTAGTTGTTTCATTTCCAAGGGCCGGAGCAATTACAGTTACAATACCAGTTACGGAATCAACTGAAACTGTAAAGTTTTCATTGCTTGGTGCAGAAACAGACCATACCAAATCAGGATCTGACATCAATGAAACATTTAATGCAGCGGTAAATGTTGATGTTTCAGTTCCATCATTTGGAACTTCAATTGAAAAATCTGGATCAGTTACACCGGTGATTTCATAATACATACCATCCAACAATGTATCAACATCAAATTCGCATGGCAAAGGATTTCCTTTTGAAACCCACTTAATTGTAGCTTCAGATCCGATGTATGTATTCAAATCAGCTGTGATAACTGGATCAGCAACCAATGAAATTGTTTCACCGGCAACATCCCAAATCAAGTCTGGTGTGAAGTAGTATAAATCGTAGTTCTTGGAAGTTCTAGCAATCTTGTTGTAGAAATCAACATTCACAACACCTTGCATATCGGTGAAGTTTAATGTATGAGTTTTCCCACCTGGTTTATTCAACTGTTTTCCACGACCTGGAAGTTCAGCAGTATCCGGTCTTGGTTTTTCGCCTGATATATTCAGAATCAAAAATCCATTTCCATTTAATGCTGCTATTAATAAACTATCAAGCCATGTAGCTGATGTGGTTTTTGTAATTGTGACTCCCTTCTTGACAAGAACAGCAGCCACAATTCTATTTTCTTTTTCGATGTCGCACAGATAATTGGCATAGCAACCATCGGATGGACAAGTGATTGTGAAACAAGACATTTTTTTATATGAGTTTAACAGCTTAAGCAGCTGTTGTTGTAAGGCTGATAGCCTTGCACAAGTGCCTGAAACTTCATTTGGCTCAGAGTTTCAAAAGAGCTTTCATTGGTGAAATCCTGAGTTGTGGCAACCTCAATATCACCGTTGACAAAGATATTCTGATTTTTCCAGATCAAAAACTTATGTCTTGTGGCAGAAGTCATGGCCTTGATGGCTGGTAAATCTAAATAATCAGTATGCAAATCTAATGATAAATCTGTCTTATTCGCTGGTCTGCGATGAATTCCATTTGACTGCCGATATAATGATTCTTGCAGTTGGATCTTCTCACCACCACCATTGATGCCAATCCTGATGCGTTGTGTCCAATTACCATAGTATTCAAATCCTTCAACTATTCCATCGCCCCAGAATTCTATTATTTCTGAAAAACATTCAAAATTATCAATCCTAATCGGGTTTGAAGTGGAATATATTTCTAAGGCTGATTCTGATTGATTGTATAGCCCAAATTTGTATTCACCAGTTGGAACTGATGGAATGTCTGTTGATGCTTGGAATTGATTTAAAAAACAATCATCCGCTGGGAGATCAAATGAAAAGAAAATTTGCTTAATATCATTCGGAGTAGCCGTAAGTGCATAACTGCACCCTATATTATAAATAGCTTCACAATATTTTTTATTTTTTGTAAATGTAGCATTATAATCTACGCTTGGAGTTGGATCGCAAGTGCAGGATGCTGGATCAGTAGTAAATAAAGGTATTGCTAATAAGGTTTCTGGATTATACATAATCCATTCACTTGTTATATCTCCAGTTCCACAATCATTTTCTATTTCCCAAGTGAATATGAATGAACCCTCTTCAGCACCAGAAGTAATTAAAAACCCCGGTATGCCTGAAGATTCACCCCACGTAATTAAATCACTAATTGTAAAAAATTCATCTATTGGCGCATAATAAGAATATACAACACCTTCATAACTATTTGAAAATCCTAAATCTGGATAAATAGTTCCTATATAAGATTTTATTAAATTTTCTAAATCTAATGCTTCAGCTGCCGTAAATGATTTTGTATTTATAGTTGTACAAGTTGTCTGAATTGGTGGCCCGATAACAGTTGAAACTTCTAATAAATTATTACTATTCGAAAGTGCTATTAAATAATTTATCAATTCATCATTTGTTGCAAATATTGGTGGAGTAACATTCGTTAATCCAACAAATTCTGTGCTAGATGGCGATACTGAATTTATGTAAAATCCAATATTAATTGGAGTTCCAAAATCAGAATTTATTAATTCTCTGGCAGCTGTAAAATTATCAAATAATGCCGTATCTGTATCAGACCTAAAACAATCAATTCTTGCCTCTCCAATTTCTTGTATGAAATTTTCTTGGCAATCAAACAGACCAATTTTAGTATATATTATATCTGCCAGATTGCTCATTGATGGAATCACATTGAACTGATAATGGTCAGCTGTTTTTGCTGGCATAGGATAGTATTCGGTATCATCGCAGCAGAAATCAGCGAATATTATTTGCTCAAAATCATACCAGTTGTTTTCTGGATCATTCGAGTAACCCTTTCCAACCGTTGGCAAATATGGAAGTTGTGTGACAGGTGATGTGATTTCAATAACAGCCAACTGACCTATTGTTAAGCTAGTCCATCGATTAAAAAATCTTTGCCATTGCCATTCAGTATCGAATCTTCCAACTATTCCCAATGCTTCTTTGGTAGCATTATTAAAAAATGTGTATTGAACTCTTGGATATCCAGTTAAATCAAAACCTCCTAAAACTGCCCATCCATCAGGTAAAATCAAATAAAGTATGTAATTTTCAATGTCTGCTGCTGTTTTAGTCGCATCTAATGCATAATTAAAAATTCTATTAATTAGCAACAGCATATATCGTTCATCAGCCGACATTGAATTAACGGTCAAACTCCAATAGGGTGAAAATGGTGCAGTAATTATTGGAAATCGTTCACCAAAACCAGTTGCTGGATTAAATTTGCAATCTTGAAATCTAGCCACACTAGATGTTGCAATACCGGTAATTGAATTATAAGTATATTCTTGCGGAAAGAATGCAGCACCATTTTCATATGCAATTTCTAATGCTCTATATGCTTGTATTTCAACTTGGAATAATGGCAGCGAATAGTTAGAAGGATAGCTGGTATCTGTGTTCGCAGTTACGGTCAAGGAATCAACAATTCCATCCGTAGTAACTATATCCATTACATACTTTTGCGCTGAATGTACTGATATTAACTGCAAGTCAGTTATGTAATACTGCCAAGTCTGAGTGCCAGAACCAACTGGAGGCAATGGAATCGGGTAAGATGGAACTAGAACAAAGTTGAAATAATAAGGTGCTGCATTCCTTTCATCAATAAAATTCTGGATTAATTTCAACGCAAAACCAAGTGATGCGCCAATACCAAACCCACTTGGGATATCAGTTACAAACCCATACAAGGCATCTACGGTAGGAGTAAATGCTGGTTCAAATCCAGTATTCCAGTTGGAATTTTCGAATCTGTAAAAAGGATTTGTAGTCATTAGAATTCTGGATCTGGCTTTGGAAAATAATCAATCAAAGGTAATTCTTTAACCCATTCAATTGAGCATTGATCAACTTCTTCTTGCGAAATTATCCAATCATCGTTGATGTCTTGAATCGGGTTGAAGTAGCAGTCTGGAATGAATGGCACACCTTGCAATGATGATGCTTCTTCTGATGTTAATAAATATACTTGCATCATACGGCTCTACCTAAAGTTGATTGAAAGTTATTCACTAAAGTAGTCAATGATATTGCATCTGCATTTGTAAATGATCCAAG